GAGAGTGGTATTGAAGCCATCTCTATTGTTGAATCACCTGCTATTGAATCAGATTTTGTAGCCTTAAAATCAGATGAAGTAAAACTAGCAGAAGTTGACACAGAGAAAAAAATATTGATGGGTGCTTTGTTAATTCCAAACAAACCCATTTACAGAAAAACAGAAGGTGAAGAATATTATATTTATTTCTCAAAGGATACAGTATTAAAAGCATCTCAAAGATACCTAACAAATGGATATCAAGGTAATTCTACTTTAGAGCATTCTGACAACTTACAAGGATTGACATTAGTTGAATCTTGGATAGTCGAAGATGATAAGTATGACAAATCAAGAAAGTATGATATGAATGTTCCAATAGGAACTTGGATGGGTACTGTAAAGGTAAACAATGAAGAGGTTTGGAATGATTATGTTAAAACAGGTAAAGTAAAAGGATTTAGTATAGAAGGCTTTTTTGCCGATAAAATTAAAGCATCAAAAATGAATAAAAAAATGAATGAAAATAAAGAAGCAGATTTATTGCTTAGTAAAATTACAAGCATATTAAAAGGTGAAAAAGTTGATCTTTCTTTAGTAGATGATGCTAAGAAAATCTTAAATGAATTAACTGACTTAAAAAATGGTTTTGGAGAAGAATCACGATCTATAATATCAGCACAATCAAGGTTGTCAAAAAAAATAAAAGAAGTTAAAAGCAAATTAAATCCGGCTCAAAAAATTATTGACAATTATGAATCTCAATTAAAAGATTTGGGAATAGACAAATCACCTCCAATTATTTCAAACATGAAAAAGATAATTTCTGAAATTAAAAAAGATACATCAAGATTTGAAAAAGATTTTTTATAAAATATAATCTAATAAATCATCATTAAAACACAAAAACAATGAATAAAAGAGAATTAAGTAAAGTATTTAGCAGACTAGCAAAAGAGGAAGTTAATCTAGAATCTCATAAGGTTGATTTGGCTTTAATAGATGATTATTCCAAGCGTTTAAAAAAAACAATAGATGCAGCATCAGAAGCATCATTTTCTATTACTAAAGGAAAATCTCAATTAGAAGGTGCTATAAAAAATGCAGAAATACTTGTAAAAATGCAAGTTGAAATAGAAAAATCAGCAAAAGAATTAGGAGTATTACCTCCAATAAAAGGAGATGATGCTAAACAAAAACTTAAAGATTTATCTAAAATAAAAAGCATTTTATCCTCAATAAAATCAAACTTTTAATAATTTATTAAGATCGTAAATGCAAGGCATTAAAAGAAAGAATTACATTCCTAATCCTACATCTCCAAGAGGAGGTAGAAGAGCGTGTCTGTGTCCCGATAATACCTATTCAATAAAGTGTTGTGATGGTGATAATTGGGCACAAGGCATTGGTGTTATTACAGGAGTAGAAGGTAATTTTTTAGCAAAAGAAGATGATGATTTAATTCTTCAAGAGGATAACAATAAAATTATAGTATAATGGCAAATTCAAAAATATCTGCTTTACCAATAGCAACTGCATTACAAGGTGATGAGGCATTTGCATTGGTTCAAAGTGGTACAACTAAAAGAACTACTTTAAGTGATATAGACAATTATGTTATTGCAACACACATAACTGTGGCAGATGGTTCTACTGTGAATTTATCAGATAGCACTTATGTTAGTTCTACTTTAATAAAGTTCACATTTACTGCAACAGGTGGAGTAGAAAATGCAACAGTTAATTTGCCTAATGCAAATGGAACAAACACAAACAGATTAATAAGATTTATCTCTGACACAACATTTACATCAAATACTAGGGTTAGTTTAACTCCTATTAATGGAGCAACCATAGATGGTTCATCCTCTCCTTATATAATCAATAAAGAATACGAAGGTGTTCAGTTTTGGAGCGATGGAACAGAGTGGTTCATAGTTCAAAAGAAAGCGTGAAAATGCAAAATAAATTTTAACAATCGTTATATAATTATGAAATCAAATGAAGTTTTAAACCAAATCAAAACGGTTTTGGGAATTGAGGTTAAACTTGAAACTCAAAAGTTGGAAAATGGGACTGTTTTAGAAGCAGAATCATTTGAAAAAGGGAGTGATATATTTATCATGACTGATGATGAAAAGGTAGCACTTCCTGTTGGTGAGTATATGCTTGAAGATTCAAGGCTTTTAGTTGTTGAAGAAGAAGGTAAAATTGCTGATGTTAGAGAAGTGAGTGATGAAGTTCCTCAAAAAGAAGAAACAGAAGATTTAGTTGAAGAAGATTTGACTGAAGAAAGCCTAGAAGAAGAGGCTGATGTTGCTGATTGGCAAGGAATGGAAAAAAGAATTAAAAATCTTGAGGATGCCATTGCGGATTTAAAAGCCGATAAGATGGAAGCAAGTAAAGTAGAGAAAGAAGTTGAAGAAAAACTTGAAGAAAAACTTTCTGCAGAACCTGCTGCCAAGCCTATCAAGCACAATCCCGAAGGTGAATCAAGTAAACAAGTAAAAATGCACATTTCTCCTAATAGAGCGATGAGTACAAGAGATAGAGTTTTTCAAAAAATATCAAATTTAAAATAAAATGGCTGTAAATATAACAAGCACTTATGCAGGAGAATTCGCAGGGGAATATATCTCTGCTGCTCTTCTAAGCGGTAACACTATTGCAAATGGTGGAATTGAAGTAAAACCAAACATAAAATACAAAGAGGTTATCAAGAAGGTAGCAACAAGTGGTTTGGTAGTAGATGCAACTTGTGATTTCACAAGTGCAGGATCAGTTACATTAACTGAGAGAATTATTCAACCCGAATATTTCCAAGTAAATCAAGAGATGTGTCTCACACCTTTCCAATCTGATTGGGAGGCTGCTCAAATGGGATACTCTGCTTTTGATAAATTACCTCCTAAGTTTAGTGATTTTATTATCGGGCAATTTGCCTCAGAAGTCGCTGCTAAAACAGAATCTAATATTTGGAGTGGTACAAACGCTACAACAGGTGAGTTTGATGGTTTTGTAACACTTATGACTGCTGATGCCGATGTTATTGATGTAGCAGCAGGTGCAGTTGTTGTAGGTAACGTAGTTGCAGAAATGCAAAAAATAGTTGATGCAATTCCTGCCACTTTGTTTGGTAAGGAAGATTTACATATTTATGTATCACAGAACATTGCAAAGGCTTATGTTGGTGCAATGGGAGCATTAGGAAGTGGTATTGACAACAGAGGAGCGTTGTGGTATCAGAATGGCGCACCTTTATCATTTGGTGGTATTCCATTATTCGTAGCAAATGGATTAGGAAATAATCAAGCAGTTGCTGCTGAGAAGTCTAATCTATATTTTGGTACATCTTTACTTAGCGATCAAAATGAAGTTAAGTTGTTGGATATGAGGGATTTAGATGGCTCACAAAATGTGAGATTGGTGATGAGATTTGCAGCAGCCGTACAGTACGGAATTGGTTCTGACATCGTTCTTTACTCTTAATAAATTTTAAACCATAAGAAAGGGGTAGGTGGTTATGTCTATCTACCCTTTTTTTTTAAAATATAAAAAATATGGCGTGTAACGTATCAGCAGGAAGAGTACTTCCTTGCAAAGCAGGATTCGGAGGAATTAAGTCTGCTTACTTTTTTGATCTAGATGGATTAGGAACATTGACATATACAGATGGAGTTATTACTACAATAGCAGGTACTCCTACTGTTTATGAATATGATGTAAAAAATACATCTTCACTAGAAACTGCAATTAACAGTTCTAGGGAAACAGGAACAACGTTCTATGAGCAAACGCTTAGTTTAACTTTAACTTATCTAGATGCACCAACACAAGAGCAAATTAAATTACTTGCTTGGGGACGTCCTAGTGTAGCAGTTGAAGATTATTATTCAAATATGTTTATAGTAGGTTTGGAGAATGGTGTAGAAATGACAGGTGGAACAATCGGAACAGGAACACAACCCGGTGATTTGAGTGGATTCACAATGACATTGGTAGGGCAAGAACCCGATCCTGCAACATTTATCACT